TGGGTCATATCGAACATGGGAGTGATTGGGAGTTTCATTGGATTTAATCAACTAGCAAAAAGAAAGGACAGAGGAGAAGAGCATGCACGTTAAAAGAGTAAAGAAAGTAGTCAAGGGTCTTAAAAAAGCGTCTAAGCTACACGCTAAACAAGCTAAATCTTTAGGAACTTTACTGAAAAACAAGAAGTTTAAGGACTATGGTAAAAAGAAAAGATCCAAAAGTCGGAACGGGTAAGAAGCCTAAAAAATCTGGCAGAAGGTTATATACGGATGAGAATCCCAAAGATACAGTCCCTATTCGATTTGCCACTGTGGAAGATGCCAAACGAACTGCTGCGAAGGTTAAAAAGATTCGCAAACCGTATGCTCGAAAGATTCAAATCTTGACAGTTATGGAACAAAGAGCGAAAGTAATGGGTAAAACACAAGTTGTTAGTGTAGCTAAAAAGGCAAAACAGAGTTTAAGGAAGCAACATGAAAAAGAAAAAGCTAACGCCTAAACAAATGAAAATCGCGAGAGTAGCTCCTCCACGAAATAAAATAACGGGAGCCGATTTTAAAGGACTTAAAAAAGGCAAGAAAGGTAAAAAGCGATGATGAAATACCTACAAAGGCTTTGGTGTGCTGTTATAAACAAGCGATGTGATGTTTGTTTGTGTAGTGAGAAAAAGCCTGCTAAACGGGGAAGACCCAGAAAGAAATGATACAAGCACTGATAGGATCGGTTGGTAGCCTCGCGTCGTCATACCTAGAGGGCAAGACAGCTATACAAAAGGCAGAAGCCACTATTCGTATGAAAGAAGCTACTGGAGAGATTGATTGGGATCTTGCAGCAATGCGAGCGTCACAGTCTTCATGGAAGGACGAATGGTTGACTCTGCTTTTCAGTATTCCTCTGGTGCTCAGTTTTTGTGGGGAGTGGGGCAGAGGTATTGTATCCGATGGGTTTGAGGCTCTTGCGGGTATGCCCCAGTGGTATCAGATCGCGTTAGGAGCTATCGTATCTGCGAGCTTTGCGACACGGTCTGCCTCTAAGTTGTTTAACATGAGGAAGTATACGGTGTAAATATTGTCAATACTTCTATGACATGAACAAAGAGTGGATTGATTTTGTCCACAAAGAAAAGGAGAAAGAAGATGCCGTTCAAATTATCTCAGAGAAGTTTCCAGAAACTGGTGGACGTAGACGAACAACTGGTGGAGACAGTAAAAAAGGCTATTGAACTGACGAAAATCGACTTCGGAGTGATCTATGGGGTTCGTTCCCTCGCAGAACAGGAAAAGCTTTTTAAGTCCGGCCGCTCACAGACGATGAAGTCAAAACACCTTATTCAAGAAGATGGTAAAGCTCATGCTGTCGATTTAATGGCGTATCAAGACGGATCGCCCTGTTGGGAAATCCAGGTCTATGATGAAATAGCAGATGCTATGAAAGAAGCAGCTGTCAGAACAGATTTGAAACTTCGTTGGGGAGCTTGTTGGCATATAGATGACCTCCGTGATTTTGAGGGCACAGCCGAAGAAGCGATGAACGAATATATAGATTTACGTCGCTCTCAGGGTCGTCGCCCATTTATTGACGGACCTCACTTCGAAAAGAATTAAGGGGTAGATGTATGGATGTTGTTGACTTCGCGAGATATTTATATAATAAATTTGAGGAGAGAGAAAAAGATATTGCACAAGATCTAGTATTAGGAAACATAAAAGATTGGAATCAATATCAACATTTAGTGGGAGAGGCACGGGGACTCTCACTTGCTAAAGAAGAAATTAAGTCCCTGCTGGAGAATAACGTAGAAGATGCCGAGCAAATTATTACTTCCTGACTTTTATAAAGTCCCAGAAAAAGAACCCGACATCCCCCTAAAAGATAGATTACCACAGCCTACGGGTTGGAGACTTCTTGTTATGCCGTACAAAGGTAGGGCAAAAACAGAAGGTGGGGTGTATATGCCAGATGACGTTGTCGAGAGAGAGGCTCTTGCCACCGTTGTGTCATATGTAATACGGGTTGGACCTTTAGCATATAAAGATAAAGACAAATTTGGAGACGGTGACCCTTGGTGTAAAGAGGGAGACTGGGTTTGCATAGGTCGATATGCGGGGGCACGATTTAAAATAGATGGTGGAGAGATACGCATCATTAATGATGATGAAGTCATAGCCACTATAGAACATCCAGATGATGTGTATAGCGTTTAGGAGATAGTATGGAACAAGAACAAGTAACAGAGAAAACTGAGGAAACAGTTGAAGTAGAGGTTGCAGATCCTTCTATAAAAGAGCAGAGTGAGCAAGAAGTAGAAGTTGTTCAAACCGAAACGAAAGAAGAACAAACCGAAACGAAAGAAGAACAAAAAGAAGATGAGTTAGAGAACTATAGTAAAAATGTTCAAGCAAGAATTAAAAAACTTACAGAAAAGTACCGTAAGGAAGAGCGAGACAGAGAAGAAGCTGTCCGTATCTCACAGAAACTTCTTGAAGAAAACAAGAAACTCAAGCAAAGAGTGGACAGTCTTGATCAAGGTTATCTATCAGAGTATGGCACGAGATTAGAGTCGCAAGAAGATCAAGCAAAAAGAGCGTATTCTGAAGCACATCAAGCGGGTGACAGCGAGAAGATGTTTGAGGCTCAAAAGGCTTTATCTAAGATAGCAATAGAACAAGAACGCTATAGAGTTGCAAAAGATCAAGCGGAGAAAAAAGAAAAAGACAAGAGTGAAGAGAGTACAGAAAGTGTTGCGGAAACACCACAACCGCAACAGAAAGTGTCGCCAAAGGCAAAAGATTGGGCAGAAAAGAATGAATGGTTTGGTGAAGATGAGATCATGACACAAGCTGCTTTTGTTGTACATAATAAATTAATACAAGAAGAAGGGTTTGACCCGGAGAGCGATGAGTATTATAGTGAAATTGATAAACGCATGAGAACAGAGTTTCCTCATAAGTTTGACAAGCAGAAAACGAGCAGTGGAGTTCAAGTTGCTTCTGCTAACTCTACAGCGTCTCGTAACACTCAGCAGAAGCGAAGATCGGTAAAACTATCGCCTTCTCAGATAGCGATAGCTAAAAAATTAGGAGTACCTCTTGAAGAGTACGCGAAATATGTGAAGGACTAAATGATGACAGATAGAACACCGAGAAATGAGACGACCCGTGAAAAATCTTCACGCAGAAAGCCGTGGGCACCACCAAGCAGGTTGCATGCACCTGAACCTCCAGAGGGTTACAAGCACAGATGGATCCGTATGGCAACTCGTGGCGAAGACGACAAAGTCAACGTCCATGCCAAGATCAATGAAGGGTGGGAGCTTGTTCGAGCAGATGAATATCCCGAAAGGGACTTACCGACCATCGACGATGGAAAGTATGCAGGAATAATAGGAACAGGTGGATTAGTACTTGCCAGAATGCCTCTTGAAACAGTCAAGGAGAGGAATGATTATTATCGAGGACGAACTCGTGAACAAATGACTGCCGTTGATAGCGATCTAATGAAAGAGCAACATCCTTCGATGCCAATCACAAATGATCGTCAAACTAGAGTTTCATTCGGGGGTCGTAACGACTCCTCTAATAATTAATTCTTAATAGGAGCTATAAATGGCGAACTCAAACGTAAAATTTGGCTTGAAGCCTATTAATGCTATGGGGGGAACTAACCCTGGTAGCACTAATATGTACTTCATTGCCAGTGATGCGTCAGCTATTTTCCAAGGCTCACCCGTTCAAGCTGAACTTTCTGGTGGCACAATCCAAGTTTTGGGTAATGCTACTGGTGACACAAAGCAGATCTTGGGCGTGTTTGCCGGCTGTGAATATGTTGACAACGTCACAAAAAAATTAAAATTTTCCAACACATGGCCCGGCTCTGGGTCAGCAGACACTAACCATGACATCAAGGGTTTCGTATACGATAACCCAATGCAGCGATTCATTATTTGTTCTGATGGTACAAATACTGATAGAGCTACCGCAAAAGCTGATGTCTTTAAAACTGCTGAAATAGAGAACGCCACTGCGGGAAATACAACCACTGGTATATCAAATGCACAGATCGATATTTCAACAGCCGAGGATTCTGATCCGTCAAATCCTTTGTTGATCTTAGGTATCCAAGAGGATGTCGAGAATGCCGATCATAGTGCTGCAGGTATCCAGTACATTGTTAAACTTAATAATCATGTCTTCTTCAGTTCTGTTGGAGATCCTGATGCAGCAATCTCATAAGGGGGTATAACTATGGCGATATCTAGAGCACAGTTAGCCAAAGAGTTAGAACCAGGTTTAAACGCCCTCTTTGGTATGGAGTATGGTCGATACGAGAACCAACACTCTGAAATTTACACAACCGAGTCTTCAGATCGAGCATTTGAAGAAGAGGTAATGCTTTCTGGTTTCGGGGCTGCCCCGGTCAAGCAAGAAGGTTCAGGAGTATCATTTGATGATGCAAACGAGTCTTTCACTGCTCGATACAACCATGAAACCATTGCTTTGGCTTTTGCGATCACAGAGGAAGCCGTAGAGGATAATCTCTATGACCGAATCTCTGCGAGATATACAAGAGCACTTGCCCGATCAATGTCTCACACAAAGCAGGTAAAAGCTGCGGCCGTTCTCAACAACGCTTTTGACTCTTCCGTAACTGGTGGAGATGGAAAAGAGTTGTGTGCCACTGATCACCCGTTGATCAATGGAGGAACTTTTTCAAACGAACCGTCAACTGCCGCTGACCTTAACGAAACATCTCTGGAAGATGCGTTGATTAACATCGCAGGTTTCGTAGATGAGCGAGGTCTAAAGGTAGCACTGCGTGGTACAAAATTAATAGTTCCACGACAGTTGCAGTTCGTTGCGGAGAGGCTTACAGCTTCAACACTACGACCAGGATCATCAGACAATGATGTGAATGCTATTCAGTCCAGAGGAATGATGTCACAAGGCTATGCCGTGATGGACTTCTTAACAGACTCAGATGCGTTCTTCATCTTGACTGATACTCCAAGAGGTTTCTTACATTTTGAAAGAACACCTTTGTCAACTAACATGGAGGCTGACTTCGATACAGGCAACATGCGTTATAAGGCTCGTGAGAGATATTCCTTCGGTTTCTCTGATCCTAGATGTGTGTTTGGGTCACCTGGAGCCTAGGCTTCATGTCTTTCCTCCAAACTTTAAAGGGCGAGTAAAATCGCCCTTTATTTTTGTGTAAAAGTAATCTACTATTAATTATATTAACCTTGACAGTCACATAATGTGACTGACATTTGCCAAGACAAGGAGAATCACATGGCTAATACAACTTTTTCAGGTCCAGTCAGATCTGAAGGTGGTTTCAAAACCATCAATAAAAGCACCACTACTGGTGCTGTAACTGAAACTGGTTTTTCAGTAAATGCAACAGGTCAACTTATATCTATGGGTACAAGAAAGATACAATCTTTCGCGGGAACCCTTGCGAGCACAAACGCTGCTTCAACAGCGTACGCAGACGGAGATTGTCTTGTGGAATTAGGGACATTAAACGTAGATGCTCCTGATGATCTAGTGACTCCATCAAAGATATTTGTTCATAGAGCTTTGATTGGAATTACCACAGCAGCAGGTCAAACCCTTGCGGGTAACCTAGCGTTAAGCTCTACTTCTGGAACAGCTACAAACGC